TTCAATAACTGGTCGATTATCTGAGAATTTAGTTTCTGTAAAATTTTCTAACATTATTATTCGACCTCCTTTATTTTTTTTTGATATTTCCTTTATGTGCTTTATATCATATAATTTAGCATTAAAAACAAATTTGAAACAAAAAAAATGATCTTTTTGAAAAGATCATTTATAATGCTTCAAGGTCTTCAATAATCACATCTTCTGCAGATATTAATGTGCTAGATAGTTCTAATTAACCTATTCTTCTTTGTCATCATAATCAGTATCTTCTTGACTATCATCTTCCTCATCATCAGCGTCAAATTCTACATCAACATTAGAAACAGAAAAATCTTTTACCTGTCCATTGTCAATAAGTTTTTCAAGGCTCATAAGACGAAATTCTTCAAGTGCTTCATCATAGGAATCAGCATCAATCTCTACATTTCTAATCCATGCATCAACACTAAAATCAAACGTAAATGTTTTCATATAATATTCTCCCTTAAATTAATAAATATAATTTATTTTATTCTGTTTTTTATCTTGTTTAATAAAGATCATCTAATTTAGCACTTTTGTATAATGTAAAAATCTGGCGAACACATTTTAGAGTTGCCAGATAATTTTTATCTTTTATTATTCGTTTAACTGTGCTTTTTCTTTTTTAGTTGTTATCTGATCCCTAGATAACTCAATTATATTCATTATAACATACACGGCTAAATCTTTGAATGTATCTTCTAAACTTTCAAAATCATTTTTTCCACCTTTAATTAAATTAGTTGCCCTATCCAATTTATTATGTAATGGAACTAAACCAGCGATAGGTCCTAATTCTTTATAAAGTTTTTCAAAACTATTTCCATAATTAGCATTTTTTCTGGCAAATAGATCAGCCATTTCTAAAACAATTTTTCTAAATAATTCTATATCTGTCATATATTCCTGCGCTCATCTACATTTTATCAAGCCATATTCATCATCGTGTCTTTTATAAATAATTGATACATTGTCATTGTCCTCAATATTTTTAAAAACATAAAATGAATAATCGGTATGCTCTAATTCATCAACCGCTTCTTCAACAGTTGTTGGGCTTAAAACAAATACTTTTTCTTTAGATATCAAATTAACTATTTCTGGATCTTCAACACCCAATTCAAAAATACTTACTTGTTTTTTCTCTCTTTTAGCATCGATTTTTTTCTTGTTTTGTTTTACTATTACTGTTTTTATTTTGCTTACTGCTTCGGCAAATGCTGCATAAAAATCTTTATGGGTGGCCTGAACTCTAAACTTATCTACGCACAAATCAACTTTAAAACTATCGTTGTTTAATTTAGTTAATTTTACCTCATCAAATTCTGATTCTGGAATTAGTTTGTTTAATTTCTTTTTGAATGCGTCTTCAACAAAGCTTTTCATGGCTTCCGTAAATGTAATCTTATCGCTTGTAAATTTCATACCATGCTGTCTCCTTATTTTTATTCTTACTTAAAATCAGTTTTATAATTTTCTTCTTGTAAGTGTCTTTTTCACTCATCATCTATTTCTCTGCAATCTTTAAAATTTCACCCACCGTTAAATCATCTATAATAGTTTCTCTTTTGATGTGTATTAAAGTTTCCATAACTTCTTCAATGCTATCTACAAAATTTTCTACATTATCAACATCTCTTATCTTCATGTATGTATCAAAATTTATTTCAATTAATTCTGGTAATGAAAAATCTCTTTTGGTATATAATGCATATATGAAAAATCTCTTATCCCGGGTAAAAAATAAAGCAAAGAAATTTTTATCAGCTGGATAAATCTTATCTTTACCCTTTATATCTGAAATATGGTTAAAGTGTTTTTTCATTTTATCTAACCCAATAATTGCTCAATTATTAAAGATATTACAAAACTACTTTTCTTTATTTTTGCTACAGATGTTTTTTTATTAGAACGGCTATTATTGTCAAATGTTTCAGTACTATTAACTGCGCCGTTTTCTTTTTGAATTACATTTAACAAAGCTGCGGCCAAATCAAAACTTGAAAAATCTGTTAATTCTTTTGGTTTTTTAAGCGATTCTTTATATTTTTCAAGCTGTAACTCATCCATTTCCACGTACAGTTTCATTTGTTACTTCTCCTTATTTTTCAAATTTTTTGTTTATTTTACGTAACAATCTTTGATTCTTCTCAGATTTCAATTTTTTGGCTAACCTTTTTGGTACAAAGTATTCATGTTTTTTCAAATCATCTAAAATACCTTCGCTTATTACCTCTTTTTTAAAACGTCTTAGCATTTGCTCGACATCAATAAGATTTCCAAAACGATCTCTGTTCGTGATCTTAGGCACTATTCTTCACCTCTTTTTATTTATTTAAGCAGTTTTTCTGCTTCATATATATTATACAATAAAAATTTTCTAAATATAAATAATAATTTTTAATATCTCTCTACAAGTTTATGTTACAGGTATATCTATAGTTTATAACACTAAAAACGTAAGAGAACTGAAATTCTTAATGTTAAATCAAGGTTTACATTAATATTCATAATGTAAAGAAAAGAGCTTAAAGTTAAGCTCTTCAATGTGTTATATTTTATTTTTCTTTTAAATTGCTGTTGTTCTTTCAGCATTATAATGAGTAATTCCTAATTCTGCTTCTGTCCATTTAGTTTCATCACCATATACTGCCAAATAATCTTTTCGTATATTTTTAGCAGCCCCCTCATAATCACCGCTCAAAGCTTGATCAACATAATTAGCACAACATTTTGACCAATAAGTTATATTATCATCCATATATTGTTTGCCTACATCAAAACCTACTGACGCAGCTTCCCAACAATCACTCGGCATATTACCCGTAATGAATCCATGGAGGTTATTAACCTTCGCAAAAGCTGAAGCGTTACACCAAATTATAAATAGCTTTTTTTCTTTCAAATATTCTGCTTCTCCATAACCAATGGTAAAGCCGCCACCATTTCTATTTATTAAACCTGAAGGTGTTCCGTGACCTAAACAAATGATTTTATCATGTTTTTTTAATAATTCATGTAATTCTTCTTTATCAATATTACCATCTCTTAAAACATCCCAATTTTTGCCGTCATAAATTTGACAAAGCATTTCGGTGGTAGCATCTTTGCAATGAATTACCAAAGTGTCTGATTTATTTAATTTATCTAAAAAACCGGTTGATTTTTTTGGTTCGGTGTAAACATAATTATGTGTTGTTGTTGCTGGATATGCGTGTCTTCCAGGTTTAAAATCATCATAATCATAATAATCATCGTCATCATCAAATAGGCTTTTTCTACCTGACTTGTTACCATAATAAGATGCTTTTTTAATTTCAGCCTTTTTGCTTTTCTCTTGCTTGATAACATTTAAAAAAACTCGTCTAACATAAGATTTTTGATACTTTGAAAATGACATAGATAAGCAGTCTTCTACAGCAGACCATTTTGCTACAAGAATATCTGAGTCATCAAAAATTTTATATTTGAACATACCTCCCCGATCTTTTTCTTGAACTAACGCAAAATTTTCTGTTTCTTCTACTATATTATCGATATCATCCGCACTTAATTTATCAGCAAATACTGATATTTTTTCATCTATTTTTCTCATATTTCATACCTCATCTTACTATATATTTTTATTTGTTGTACTCCAATTAATTTAGCTTAAAAAAGATAATTATAAAACGATAATTATCTTTATCACAAATTATTAAAGTGATATAATGTTATTTTGAGTTTGTCGAATGTTTTTGCTTAATTGATAAAGTTTACCAAAAACGACTTGATCCATTGATGTTTGGGCACTTGCAACTTTTGATAATTGATTATCACGCAAAGTCATAAATAATGTTTCTCCACTATCTTTTTTACCTAAAATAAAGCTTTTATGACCACCTTTTGTGTTTACTGCGCTTACAACTTTCCATTTATCATAGGTTTGATTTAGATACTTACTTATCATAGATATTTTCACGCTCCTTTTCTACAATAATATACAATAAAAAAAATTGAAATATGCAAAAAAATGAATGAAAAATATTTTATTATGCTTTAAAATTCAGATACAATTTCTCTGTATTTTTCTGAGGTAATCCCAGCTAATGAAAAATATTTTTTGTTATATTTTTCTGGTGATTCACCAACTTTTCTGAGAAAAAGATATCTTATATTAGATGTTATATAATATGAAATTGTTCTTAATTCACCTTCTGATGCCCCACCATGAATTACCTCTGGTGAATTTTTTCCCAGGGCTGCAAAAAAGACTACCTCATAATAAAAATCATGAATTTTATTTAGGGCTTTTATAAAATAATCTTCTCTTTCAAATATATGGTCTCCAGCTTTTTTACATTCTTCTATATAATCTTCTCTCATATTTTTAATATGTCTAAAAAGATCAGAAAAATATATTTTCCTAAATTTAACAAATGAAAGCTCTTCTGATTTCTTGATATCTTGTATGACAAAACTATTAGCTCTTGGTTCATCTTGTAACTTTTCTGCAAGTTGAATATATTCAGAAATTACTATCGGGGGTAATTTATCTTTATGATCTGTAAAATCAATTTCATCAAAAATATGATCAAAAAATTCTTTATGTGTTTTTGTCACGTGTTCATTAAAATGTGCTACAGCTGCTTTCCAAGTTAAAAATTTCTCACTTAATTCTATATTTTCTACCAATGTTAAAAGCATATAAATAATTTCCTTTATTAAGATATTATAAAAAGTTATATTTAAAATAATATAACTTTCTTTCATCATCTATTTAATTTAGCACCACACTGTTATTGTAAGTTCTTTTTTGGAATCTTTATATTTAAACTCAACTCTGGATTTTCATCTCTGCATTTGTTTATCCAATATGCTTCTCGCTGATTTAATAAATTCTTATCCTTGATAACTTCCAATATTTCGAAAACATAATCGCCTATATTTTGAATATTAAATCTTTCAGTTAACAAATGCTGACCCCATCTAAATATGGGTACATACATTGTTTGACCTACATAAAACTCTCCCGTTGATTTTTTGCTTATTTTATAAACATATCCATCAGAATTATCAATGAAAACATCTTTTGTAATAAATACATCTGGTATAAAATCATTATCGCCACCATATCGGGCTATCGTTTTTTCTTCTAACATATTAATTATATCGTTTTTATGATTTAATTCACACTGTTTTGAACAAAAACATAAATCTTTTATTTGAGCTTCATGTTCTTTCAATACCTCTGGGGTGATATGATTTGTTTTAAAACTATATGTTCCCCAGTATCGATTCAAAAATTTTTCATTACTTTTAAATATTTTATGACAATG